CGGTATAAAATGAAACCAAACTCCTTCTATCATTTGGCTTGCCAATTCCTGATGAACTCTTATTTGATCTCCATCATTATACAAATCCAAATAGCTCTTGTTTGAGTTGGCGTCTGTCTTATCGTGGTTGCCTGGTATTACGTCAAGAACAAGTCCGGCTTCTTTTATCATTTCCGTTATTTCGATAAAATCAGTCAATGTCTCCAGCGGTTGACCGGAACGATTAGTGAAAACATCCCCTCCGCAAACCATATTCCAAATCCTTCGATCTTTGCAAATCTTTATGGCTTGCCTGAAAATATCCTTCACCAACGCTCCGTTATCTTTGTCTAAATGAGGATCAGTTAACCACAGAACAATTTCCTTCTTTTTCATTTTACGATTTTATTAATAGAACTTTGTTATTTGCTAAGCTTCGCCTTCAACTCAACAAGCTCCTTCTGTCTCGATGATTTTATTTTAGCTTGCAAAACATTTAACAATTTGTTATGGTTATAATAATGCTGGAATAATTCTCTTGGCGATTTCCATTTCAATTTACCATCCAAGAATGTTATTATTGTCTTGCCCTCTTTTTTTAATATTCCAACCTCTAAAGCATAGTCAATATCATCTGGGCTCAATACTACTCCGTAACCAAGAAGTATGCGGATATCAGTCTGTTGACGTGTTCCAAAGTCATTTTTTATGATCTTAACCGCAGTGATCTGAGATACTTCTACATCATCAATTTTTTCGTTTTCGATAATTCTCATACCTAAACGAATGCAGCAAAGAAGTTCAACCCAAGTCCCGCCAGTGCTTTGTTTCTTGGACTGACTGCCAGGTTTCGCTAACGTATCATATTGGTGATTTAACATTACAAAATGTATAACTCTACTATACATTTCACCCATTAAGAACTTCGCAAACATTTTGGCTGATTTAGCAAAAGCTCCCATTTGTTCGTGTTTTAACACTTCTAAATCTTCACCTTTAATAAACTTCTTTTCCATTTCATCGGTATTGATTTTCATGGTATCCAATTCGGCTTTGCTCAACGTAGCTCCAAGGCTGTCCCACATGAAATAGAATTTAGGAGTGCCAAGCTTTTCATCCTTAAAAAGAGAATCAACATCTTCCAAGAATTTCTTAACCATCATAAACATCTTTTCGACAAAACGGATTTTGATAACGATTATTTTTTCAGTATCAATCCCAAGCTGTTTGGCATAATCTTTGTTGTCCCTATTTTCTGAAGAAAGTATGCAGGCAATTCCGTCATCTGGATTATCCTTCAAAAAGTTTTTCATTCCCATTAAAGCCAACGTTGTCTTGCCCGATCTACTTGGCCCAGCAATCTCTATTATTCCGGTTGGAAAACCAAATGTTCTCAAGTTGTAATCAAGCTCGGAACTCCCAGCATGTGCCCAACTTTTCATTTCTGCAAACCCATCCTTATCAGAGAATTTGATTACATCCTCATTGTTGAACTTCTTTATTATTTTATCTGTAATGCTTGCCATAGATTTTAGAAATTAAAACAAAACCGCCACCTGTTTCCAAAATGACGGTTTTGATATCGTTAAATTTTTAATTTGTTACTTTTTACCAGCCATCTTCTTTTTGATGTCAGCCAAGGAAACTTTAGACTTTGGTTTTTCTACTTCTTCAACTTCATCCTCTTCTTCATCACTTTCTGATTCCCCAACAGCGTCACGAATAAGCCCACGAATGTCATCGTCAGTCATAGATTTCTTTACAGAAATTTCGAGTTCATTGTCAGCAATATATTGCTTTAATTCAGTTCTATCCATTTCGTCAAAAGCATCCCCTTCGGCAGTTTCTTCATCGTCATCTTCTTCATCCTCTTCAGGCTCTTCAACAACGACTTTCTTGGCAGGTTTTCCAGCAGGTTTAGCAACTTCTTTTTTGACAGGTGCTTTCTTGGTTTCGACTTTCTTTGAAGTCTTTTTCTTTGACTCGTCATCATCGGATTCGGCTTCGCCTGATTCGTATTGAGCTCTGATTTCTTCTACCTTCTCCAGCCAATCGTCATCTTCAAATAAACCAATTCCGTGCTCTTCATCGAAGTTCTGCAAACCTTCTAAAGCTTTGTCAAAATCCTTCATTGTATAGGTGTTGTAAAGTTCCTGTAAAGGAGTAAGTTTCATAAACTCTTCCAACACTTCGTCAGGAATTGGCAATGCTTTTGGCTTTTTGCTTACCGTAACGTCATAATAATTTTCGCCCTTCTTTTTGTTAGGTGATTTCAGATACTTAACAAAAACTGGTATTCCTTCATCGGGATCAGTAAATGGATCGACTTCGATTGCTTCGTCATCTTCTTCAGAAATTGACAATTTGTTAAGACCATCCCTTACCAATTTTTTGAATTCCCAATGCATAGGGTGCAAAGGTTTTTCTTCAATTACTCTCGAAGCATAAGCTTCCCAGCTGATCTGAGGGTTCAAAGAATCCTTATCTCCAGATATGGCATTTATTTTCTTCGTGTCATTAGCGCAAACTTTTTTGGCCATTTTAGTGTACTCTTGGATTACATCCATTTCTGTACCGCCATGCTGAACCGAATCAAGAACTGTTGCCCGACGCAAATCACCATCATCTTTCGCTATGCTAATCCAATAAGATTTTTTGGTAATGTAAAAATCTTCAAAACCTGGGTGAGCTGGAAATATTCGCAACTTCACTGTTTTGCCATCTTCCAACTGTATATACTCGCTTGAACCGCCAAACAATGAATTGTCTTCATCTATCTTGCTTTTCAGTTTTTTTACAGGAGTGGCTTTAAATTGACTTCTGAAATCTTTTGCCATAATTTTAACCGATTAAATTTTTTGTTTTCTTAATTATAACGTTATTAACTCTGCCCTCTAATTGAGAATCATTTATATCCCCAGCTTGCATGGACAAAGACAATTTATTCAACTTGTCTGATTTATCCTTGGCACTCCAATACACGCTGTTGATGTAATCTCTGTTCTTTTGAGCCTCAAATAAATTTCTACTCATGATCTGGAATCCCTTATCGGAAACGACTGCATTATTTAATTCCTCAACAGTAGGCTTTTTGCCATTAGATTGTTGAGTTAAATCAGTTCTGATACGCTCCTTTAATTTAGCTTCAAAAACTTCCAAGCTCAATTTCTTTTCAGAAACTGTTCTTTCCATATCTGCCAGCAACCAACCAAATCTGTTAACGATAACCGGAAACGTAATCAACTCTCCAATCAAATTAGAATAATCAATTTTCAACAAGCTATCAATTTCCATTTCTTCGTCAAACTCGTCAAAGATAAGTTTATAAGAACTTTCTCCAACGCTAATAAGTTTTACCATAATATTTTAGGTTATTGGTTCATGCAAATCCAATTCTCCATTGTCAGCCATCTTAACCCTTCTCGTTATCTCAAAGATCAAATAATGTATCCCTTTAAATAAATCCATTATCAATCCACTTTTTCGGCTGCCTTCTGTTATATAACGCTGTATATATCTTGATGTCTGATAAGTATTGATTATGTTCCCTTTCTTGCTATACAGAAAACGTTTGGTTATAATAAACTCCTCACCTTTTTCATACTTATCAGAATAAGTGCCGGCAACGTGTGCAATAACGAGCATCAAAGCTTTATGAACTTCAGGCTCTTTATTCTTTATTATTTCCAAATTGTTCATCATTATTTGGACGTCAGTAAGCTCTGTTTCAGGGATTGGATTTGTAGGTAGTTTTGTCATAATTATAAAAGTTGTTTTAGCTTATCATACCTGATAGGTAACTCTGGGAAGGTGTCTTTTAAGAATGATTCTAATGTATCCACAGCCCCAATAAGAGCATTATTTATGTAGCCGATATTTTCCTCAAAAGATTTATTTCCCATGGCCACCTCCCTACGGCAATAATACTTTTGCGCCAGCCAGTCACATAGTTTAACAAAAACATGAACCAATGTCACTGGGTAGCAAATTTGATTAAGCAGCATGTTGGACGAATCGGTTGTAGCGCCATCAGCCCTAACTTGGACAAACTCCCTTGCCGCTAAATTCTGGGATAAGTCATCCAGATTTTCTCTTAGCGCATCGCCATTAAAAGTGTTGTATTTAATGACATGGCTCAAATCCCTTCTTAGCAAAGTTTCATCCCAATCATGCAATGCCGCACGAGTTATGACATCCAATTTAAACTCGATAACCTTTGTCAAGTCATCTTCATCAACAGAATATGCATTTATATTATCGAATAAATCTTCCAATAACACACGGGCAAAGATTAGAACTTTATAAGAATGTTGAGATACGCTTTCTGAATTATGCTTATCCAATTCCTGCCATTGGTCGATGTTATCAAGATTCTTTAGATAATCACCATCAAGTATTCTTTTTATCATGATATTATGTAAAGTTTAGAATTTTTGTCTGAATTTAAAGATTTCTTACCAGCGAATGTTTTAACTCTGCCGTTAATAGCCACAATTCTATTCTTTAAGCCCATCATATCTTCATCCATTGGCTCCCAAATATCTGGCCATAAAGTAACTCCGATCATGTTATTATTGCTGTCGATCTGCATGTTAAGCATAGTCCCATTCTTGATCTTTCTATCGAATACTCCGATCACACGCCCTACAACCGTCACTTCGGCACTTTCCTTCTGGTTAGCAAAATCTTCACCTTTAATGTATAGATTAGCCACACGCTTATTTTTAATGCCATCCTTCACCATTGTTTCATAATCTACTTCACCGAACCCTGTCGCCTCACGTTGCTTGAAAATCCAAAACGCATTTGTTGTTGAGTCTGGCACTTTATAATCATCAGGCAACGGTTCATTTCGGCTCTTTAAATACGATGTCAACAAATCCTTTCTCTTATACGGTTGCTCCAATCCTTCAATCAAATCAAACGCTCCGGCAATTATCAATTTAACAATGACACCTTTATTGACTTTACTCGGTACTCTGGATATAAATTCCTCAAATGAAAAGAACTTGCCGCCCTTATTTCTGGTCTCCATTATATTCTTCACCGCTACTTCGCCAGCTCCTTTAATCTTTGTTAAGCTGAAAAATATTCGATTCTCTTTATCATCGCAAGTGAAGTTTTCTTCAGAGAAATTTATGTCAGGTGGTCTCAATTCGATTCCGACATTAGTTTTTGTTAATTCGCAAATACGATATGGAATATCAGTTTCTTTGGCATGTTGAAACGATGTAGTCCAAAACTCTAAAGGGTAATTGACTTTAAACCATTCTGACCAATAACTCATTATCGAATATGCTGCGGAGTGACTTTCATTAAAACCGTAACCGGAAAACTTGTCAAGCTTCACCCAAATCTCTTTAGCTCCACTTTCACTGCAACCCTTCTTGATAGCTCCGGCAATAAATTTTTCAGACATAGATTCCATTGTCTTCTTATCCTTCTTTTTCATTACCGTTCTCAATACATCAGCTTCAACCAACGACAGACCTCCAAGAACGTTAACCGCTTTCATAATTTGTTCTTGGTAAACATAAAGACCATATGTGTATTCCGTTATCCCTTTGAGACCAAAATCATAAACAGGTTTCTTTTTACCATTCTTAATATCGGCAAAATCTTGGTGAGCGTTTGATGACATTGGTCCAGGTCTGAATAAAGCTGTCATGGCTATTAATTCCGCTAAATTGTCCGGTTTCACTTGTCTGCAATAGCTCATAAGTCCGGTTGTCCCGAACTGGAATATGTCTTCACACCAACCTCTTTTGAAATATTTGAATACCTTAACATCGTCAAAAGGTATCTTATTTGTATCAATCGTTTTCTTTTTGTTCTTTTGGATTAACTTAACCATTGACATAAATTTGTCAAGTTGAGTCAAGCCCAATATGTCTTCTTTCAAGAATCCAGACTTGTCGATGTACTTTCCTTCCCATTCCGAAACCAATACTCCGTCAATCTTTTTAACAGGCAGCCAAGAGTATAAATTCATTGGATCACCGTTTAAATTTTCTCTCGGAACTATTATAAGGGCAGAAGGGTGAATTGAGGCTGCTCGGCATTGCAATAAAGCATATTTGGTATAATGCACTATGTCTGGGTATTCCTGCACGAACTTAAAAAGGTCTTTTGATTTACACGCATATTCGATTAAATCAGCAAAGGTTTCTTGTTGCCAGTCATCAATATCTTTAGTAAGCTTATTCATGGTATCAAAAGATATTCCCTTTATTTTGCCAAAATCCTTTATGCAAGTCTTGATCTTCATTCGGGTGTACGTTCCAATCGAACAAACAAAATCAACTCCGTACTTAAACTCAATATAATTTTTTACATCATTCCGGTATTCGGTTGGGAAGTCAAGGTCAATATCTGGCATACTGTCCGCACTTTTAGCCCTCTCGCCAGAAACACGAGTTTCATTCAAAAATCTCTCAAACAGCAAATTGTACTTTATTGGATCGACATCTGTTATCCTTAAAAGATATGCCACTAAGCTTCCGCAAACCGAACCACGACCAGAACCAACCATTATTTTATTTTCTCTACACCAACGGCATACATCCCAAAGAATCATAAAATAATCGCAAAGTCCATTAGGAACAATTACATTACATTCGATTTCTATTCTTTTAAGGTAGATTTCCATTTGATCATCATCCAATTCCGATAATCTTGAATCGACTCCTTTTTGCAATTCTTCAAAGAAGGTTTCAGAAACATCCGGTACAGCAAACTTTGGAAGCTTGCGCTCACTCGTGTCGATCTTAAAATTTGCTAAATCGGACAATGCTTTGGTATTTGATATTCCTTCAATTATGGCATCAAACAACGGCTCGGTATCTTCCAACCATTCTGAATAAGCATCTATTGTTTCGCCAACGCTCTTAAAATATTGAGTTGCTGATTCGGGATTAACCATTTTATCAATCGTATTCAATAACTCCTTTAACCCAGCACATTCCTCATCAATATAGTAACTATCGTTTATCAATATCGGTTTCAAAAATCTTTTGTAAAGACAGATGTACCTATCTATGTTTTCCAAGTGCTTTTTAAACAGGCTCTCTGATTTGTATTCTATCGTATCAATCTGATAAAATACATCGTCAAACGTTTGCTTATAACGCTTAATAAGACTTTTACAACGCTTCACATCATCTTTATAGTAGTTCAGCTCAGATTCTTTGGGGATAACGCAAATAATTCCGTTACCCCAATCGTTTAGCAATTCATCAGGAATAAAGCCCGAATAATCTACATTTATAAACTTATTAATCATCAGCAAGTTTTTCCAACCTTTGTCGCTAATGGCGTATAATTTCAAATCAAACGTTTCTTGAATATCGTTTTTTATATCGTAATTAATTGCCACTGTTATTGTTTCCCCAATAACTGGCTTTACATTATGTTTTAAGCAAAATGTCTGAAATGACAAAGATGCTGCTAAAGTATTTTTATCACAAATACCTAAAGCATCATTACCTAAAAATTTAGCTTTCTTCACCCAAGCTTCGCAACCTCCGCTTCCATTCAATATCTCATACTCGGAATGAACTCCCAAATGAGTGAAGTCCATTATAAATGGTTCACTTGTTTTGCCAATATTTTTAAGATCGTTGAACTCTGGCTTAAATATTATTTCGTTGTATTTGTTGTTATCTTTTTTTATACCGGAATAATAAAACTTGCCCCCGAACTCGAATGCCACAAAGTCTACTTTCTTATCATCTAACAAATCAAATTCCTCATCAGATAGCATAAAGCTAAAATCACTATCAATAACTTTATTCTCAAAAGAGTTAAGGCATAACATTTTCCCAACTCCTTCGATTAAAATAATATCGGAATCACCCATGGATGACTCCGACACTACCAGATTGTTATTTTCAACCCAATTCTTTAAACTTTCAGTCATCTTTTAAAGTTTCCCTAAAAAACTATGTTCATAAGAAGTTATCCTTGTTGCAAAGAAATTTCTGGCTAAAACTAATATATCCCAGTCATCAGCAGAATCAACGCTATTTATTTTATGCATAGCATTTGTTCGGGCAACGTCAAGAACAATGCCATTTTCTTTGCAATCGTTTAATTCTTTTTTGTACTCAAGATAAATTTTGCAAAGCTCGTATGAAGCCCAAAGATAGTTTGAAAAGTTCTTTATTTGAATTACTTCATCATTCACCTGTCCTATTTCCAAACCAACAAGCTTCAGATTAGAAATTATCAAACTGATAATATAATCAAGCTCTCTTAAACGGTTGCCTGGCACGTCATGGACAAAATTGAAATCAACCTCCCTTGCTTCGCAATAGGAATACAAATCTTTTTTGTGCTTAATATCTTGAGCAAGAAATTCAGCATCCATAGTTTTTGCTATGTCATTCCACTCGTAAATATGCAAGCTTTGCGAATTATGAACCTGAGTGCCTAAGTCAATGCCTAAGCATCCCGCCATCATTTCCGTAAAGAAACTAAACTGGAATATGTTAGTTGGCAAGCCCCAGTGTAAATCATTGCTACGATTCTGTATTGTGGTATGTAATTCACCATTACGAATTTTCATCATAATAAGATCGTTGCATGGCAAATCCTTCGACTTAACGCCAAGATCAAAATTAGGATTCCAAATTTGCAAAACCACTTGACGAGTGTCTGGATTTTCGGCAAAAATATTTATGGCATCTGAAAGTTGATCGTAACCCTGAGAAGCATGAAGGTGTTCTTCCAAGAACTTATCTTCAGACCTTATCCCCCAATGTCTCAAACGAAAACCATATGGAGCATGAAAGACCAAACCGTCATCGGAAAAGTCAGCCATCTTCTTATTAAAAAGAGTTAAGAAATTTACATCTTTGTCACCATGGAAAATCCACATTGCTTCAGCCAACAAAAAGAAAATGTTTATATCTCTTTGGCAACCTCCAACGCACCTCCGATATGGATTAGTGATGATGGTTTTGAAATTTAACATTTCTTTAACAACACCAGCTCTACTATTCTGGTATTCTAAATTAGCAAGCATATAATTATTGACCACTGGGTACGCTTGCGAAAAGGTATCAGTAGACAAAACCCCAACCTGAGGTATAAAACTTTTTGAAAAATCAAATTCTTGCATATCTTTATTATATTAGATTCCTTATAAGTAACTTTGGTAAAGAAAAATAGGGAATGATTTTCATCACTCCCTATTCTCGTTAACTTATTGATTCAGCTTTTCGTTACTTCTTTTTTGGAATAACTTTTGCTATCGGTTTTGCAGGTGCCGGAGCAGCTTTCTTTGCGACAGGAACAGGAACAACCTTTTTCTTTGCGACAGGAGCTTCTTCAACTTCATCCTCTTCTTCATCATCCTCTTCTTCAACAACGGCAGCAGCTTTCTTGGCAGGTTTTACGCTTGCTTTTTCGTTACCTTTTTTCAAGCTTTCTTCCATCTTGGTACGATTTTCGCCAAGTTTCTTATCGAGTTTACCAACTGATGCTTCGATCTCTGGTAAGAATTGAGTAAGAACTTCCATAGCTTC